GTCGCGTTTACGACGGTGTTGAAGCGATCCATCGGTATTCTTCCAACTTCCTCACAGTAGGTCCACCAATCTTCTGTGATGAAGGTGTCTAAATTGGAGAGGTCATACCCCATCGCGCTTGCGCCATGGAGGTATGCCTCACAGAATTCTCTGGGGTGCTTCCCGGCGACGAGGTATACACCGTCGTCGCCGTTGCCAGCACCTGTTACTACATGCTTACCCCACATTATCGAGGCGTACTCGATACATATGGGGTGAGTTATGGATAAATCGGTCTTGGTCAATGGGTCCCCCATGGGGATGCCATTGACCATACGACCAATGTATTTTCTATCAAGATACATATCCTTCTCACCTGGCCAGATGGAAAGGATAGCATCAAGAATGTCTTTTCGAAGGTTCATTTTACGTAACAGTCTCCCTGTTACGTCATGGGCCTTCTCAATTGACGGACGGTCAGTTGCTTTCTCCCAGTCAAGGGAGAGAGCAACAACCTTGTCCTCAAACAATATTTCTCCTCGAATGGGGTCCAAGTGGGTGATACCCTCTATGAACTTCCATCCGAGACGTCCTGCGACGAATGAGTCCCTGAGAATCCTTTCGGATTTCAGGGCTTCCATCGTCAAATGTGAAAAGGGTTGTAACAGCTGGTCCTTCCAAAAAGAACCAGATGTTACCACCCGACATTTTCCATTTTCTCTGATGCCAGCGATGTTTGTTTTCCAAACATCCTGGTCACCGGAGATTACTTTTTGTAGTGCGAGTTCCCAGATGGGCGTTAACTGCCCACCTGGATTCTCGACACTAAATACTGGGAGTTCGGGCAAGCCCGGGAATCTCTTGAGAAACCCGAACTTGCCCTCACGTGCTTTTGAACTCTCCACACATGCGGATGTCGACATCGACATCCGGAAGTGTGGGGAGATACCTTCTGCGTTTAAAGCCACCCGGGATGTGACCGCCTCAATGGCGGCCTCCAGCTCGGGTGTCTTAACATATGGTTTGGCTACGGAGACCTCCGAGATAAAATCTCGAATGGTCTTCTTAACCATCTTTGTATCTGCGAGACCGATGGCTCGTGTCTGGGTTAACACCGAGACACGAAACATCTTCTCTTTTGAGTTTAGGTGGGCTATCCCGTTAAAGCTCCGGATGACCGGAGCTAACCAGGATAGCCTACGCAATAGTGCTTTAGGAGCTGAGTAAAGCTGCTTGTCATAAGCAGCTTTCTTCAGCCCCTTGCGAAACAATTTGATCATTCCCATGGTGCCGGAATAGTCCTGCAGCATGTTACTGATCACATTATTCATCACATGGTCGCTGAAGGCATATGCCCCCGAACGACCATCTGATGTATCTAGAAATACCTCCGGTAGTGAGAGGATGAGCGAGCTCATGATCCCATCTACCGAGTGTAAAATTTCTTTCAGGACCAAGGTCCCCTTCTTGTTGGAGAGGAGGATCTTGATCTTGAATTTGTGACATGGCTTCAGGCGATTATACCACCAGGTATATCGCCTGAGGACCATGACTTTCTTTTTCTTTGGCAGATTCATGAACCTTTGTTTACACGAAGATTCACGAAACCGCCAGAGGTTTGTGTACTCATGATCGAACGCCAACCCTGTTAGGGGTTCACCTTCGACCAAACACGATTTGACTGCCTGGAGGATTCTTACAAATCCCCCAGACGGACTAACCGATTGAGCACATTGCTCCCTTGCCACCCGTAGCGATACGGTAAGTGGGATAGAGCTGTGTTCAAAAACCGACATAAG